AGACCCTAGCATTTCCAGAGACCCTTGCATTTCCAGAGACCCTTGCTTCATCATAGACCATTGCTTCTCCAGAGATCTGAGCCTTTTCAGAGATCTGAGACTTTTGAGAGACCTTAGCATATCCAAAAACCCTAGCGTTATCAGTAACTACAGCATGGTCATAGACCCAAGCACTTTCATAGACCTCAGCACTTTCAGAGACCTCAGCCGTTCCAGAGACCTCAGCCGTTCCAGAGACCTTAGCCTTTCCAGAGACCTGAGCATTTTCATAGACATTAGCATTTCCATAGACAAAAACATCTCCGGTTATAAAAGCATATCCAAAGACTATAGCCTTTCCAGAGACATTAGCACTTCCAGAGATTTTAGCACTTCCAGAGATTTTAGCATTTTCAGAGATTTTAGCATTTTCATAGATTATAGCATTTCCAGAGACCTTAGTCTTTCCAAAAACCTTAGCATTATTAGTAGCAAAAGAGGTTTCGGTAACATTAGCATTACCATAGACCTTAGCATTGCCAGAGATCTTAGCGTTTCCTGAAACCTTAGCATTTTCGAGAACCTCAGCATTTCCAAAGACCATAGCCTTTCCAGAGACCTTAGCATTATCAAAGACTTTAGCTTTTCCAGAAACCCTAGCATTATCAGTAACTAAAGCCTTCCCATAGACTTTTGCTTTATCATAGACAAAAGCATTTCCAGTAAGGTTCTTGGTAGATTCAATGTAACCACCTTTTGTACCTTCACGGCCATGGACCATGTGGTTTTTTGTTAGTTTTATTCGGTAGAGGGTTTTACCATCAACTTTAATAGATTCGTCTGTGAGTTTATATTCGGTCATAAGATTTTTTTTTGATTGTTGTTTTACTTATTTATCAATGTTTGTTGTTTTGTTTATTAAACAATATACACATAAGTCTATTGAATGTCAACCACTATTTATAAATTTTTGCTTTTATGTTATTAGCATGCTGTATTAGGTTGTCTGTGGTTCCTATATCAGTCAAAAATTCTTCTAGTAACTCATAATGTTGTGGTATTTCTGCTAATGCGAAGGCAGGAAACTTTTGGTCTTGTATGTAACCATTCCCACAATCTTCGTAAATTTGAGGCTCATACATATATGAGTTTAAAACTTTAGATTTTTTTATAATTAGCTTATGTGTTTCAGATAAAACCATAACATAAACGAACCTTTCGGATTCATTCATATTAAATTTTTCTAACATGAGTTTCTTAAAAAAGGTTTTCTCAAATAAAATAAATTCTTTAAACTTGTACATTAATTAAATATTTTGCTATGAAATATGAGTCTACTATATCAGATATAGGATTATTTATACATTTTTTACCAAGCAAATTTTCTAGATTTAACCCAGATTCTTTCGTGAAAAAATTATACATAATATCTTTCCCAGAATTACCTTTACCTGTGGCGTATTTTTTTAGTGAAGTAGGAGGAACCTCATTTATGATATATCCAGCTTTCCATAATTTATGTTTTAAAAGTCCTCCATTTTCAGCAATATTAAAAACTTTACCTCTAGAACCCATCGAATAACCTTCAATCATAATTTGTTCCACATTGTAGTCTTTACATAATTTAGTAAAATGTTCGGATATGTGATTATACCTTTCCTGAGCAGTACTCCAGGGTTTTATTAAATCCCCTCTTATATTTTGATAGGTATTTACATCTTTTGCCTTAGCGGTTAAAAAAAATGAGTGTCCGTTTTTGAATGAAAACTCATCAGAATTTCCTATAAACATTGCCGGACAACTCATCGAATAATCAATTCCTGCTATAATCATGTGTAGTTTTTTTTATATTTATAACCACACGTATTCTTTTATTTTATAGCCAATTCCATAGTAATTTTAGGAATAAGTATCAATAATTTTTTCTATTTCTTTTGAAGATTTAACTCCAGAGAAACGAAAAACTTCAACCTCATTTTTTTCTACTATTATAGTAGGTATTTTTTTAATGTTTGCGTAATCCGCTAGCATAGGTTCATCCTCTATTTCTATAGTTTCTATCTCAAATTCTCTAGTCTTTTGGACCTTACCTAAAATGCGCCCCAATGATAGACAAGGGGCGCAAGTTTTTCCGTAGTATTTTTTTAATGTAACCATATTAACCTTCACAGCTCGAACAGTATAAATCATCTATTTGCATTTTTTTCCTGGCTTTTTCTTGCGCCGAGTTTATTGAATGTTGATAGTAAAGAGTTTTTACACCGGATTCCCATGCACTAATTATTAATTTATTGACATCTTTCACTGACATGGATGGAGAAACCATAAGGTTCAATGATTGTGCTTGGTCTATGAAGTTTTGTCTAACGCCTGCTTGATTTATTATAGTCATTTGTGAAATTTCAGCAAAAGTCTTAAATACATTTTTTTCATGTGTAGTTAAAAAGTCTAGATGCTGAACAGAACCATCATATTTTTTAATCGAATCCCATACTTCTTTAGTGTTAAGATCCTTTGTTTTAAGCAATTCTAACAACATAGGATTCTTGACTGTAACCTTTGCTTTTGCTAAATCTTTAACATAACAGTTAGACCAAATAGGTTCTATAGATTGTGATACCTGACCTAATATGAATGCCGATGATACAGTAGGCGCTATAGCATTTAATGTTACATTTCGGCGACCATAAGATTTTAACAACTCAGGTTCTCCTAGAGTTTTTGCCATAGATACAGATGCCTTTACCGATTGTGTTTGTATAAATTGAAAAACTTCAACGTTCAGATCAGATGCTTCTTTTGAATCAAATGGAATCATTTTAGATTGTAAAAAAGAGTGCCAACCAAGAACACCTAAACCCAAAGCCCTTTGATTTTTTGCAAATGTATAAGCTCTTTCCATGAAATAGAATGCTCGTCTGTCTGCTATATTTTCGCTATCTCTTTTTTCTTCTAGTTTCTCGAGAAATTCAGTTACGACTGTATCTAGAAAAATAGTAAGAATTTCAACTGCGTTTGTAGTTTTCCACTCTTCATAATGAAGTAAATTCATTGAACTTAGTACACATACAAAAGACTCATTTTCGTTAGACGAAAGTGCTATTTCAGAACAGAGGTTAGAAGCATAAATTTTCATGTCTTTATCTTGATACACATCAGGTGCCATAGAGTTCATGGTATCTGAGAACATAATATAAGGATAGCCAATTTCAGATCTTCTTTGTATTACCTTGGCCCAGATTGCTCTTTTTGCTGAATCTCCTTCTATCATTTTTTCCATAAAATCATCAGAAACTGTAACTGCGTGAGTTAAGTCTTGAATAGGAAACCCTTCTGTACCAATCTTTAAGAATTCTTCTATATCTGGATGCTCGATCGGTAAGTAAGGAGAAAATCTGCCTCTTCTTGTATTTCCCTGCGAAATATTATCGACTACAGATTCATAAAGGTTCATAAAATGAACCGAACCAGGCGCTTGGCCGTTATCTGTTACCTGAGATCCTCTAGGTCTAATATCTCCAAAATATCCAGAAGTGCCACCACCCATTTTTGACATTTCTCCTACTTCTGTTTGACCGAATAAAATTGATTCAATCGAGTCGCCGACATAGGAACCGAAACATGAAACAGGAAGCCCTCTCTGTTTGCCATAATTTGCCCATACCGGAGATGATAGTGAGTACCAACCTTTGCCCATATTTTCATAAAAGGTATCGGCAAAATTAGGAATTCCACTAAGGTTTTCTGCACGAATAGCAATGCTTTTTATTCGCTGAGAAACATCTTCTCCTTCGCTTAGATAACCCCGCTCAAGAAACTTAATGGTATCGGGCGTTACCCAGTCGAACTTTTTTCTATTTGTCATTTTTTGTGTGTTATGTTGTTAAAATAAATCGTCTTTTGTTATTGACTTCTGACGTTTTGTGTAATTTATGCTTCTCTTGTTGAAAAAATCTGTATGTTTAGTAACCATTACTTCATCATCAAACCATTCTGTGTTCAATAGGTCTTGGGCGTTTGGTGTGAATTGTGGAGTTATTCCTATTTGTTTCATAGAAGTATTAAACCTATTTTCGATAAATGCTATTGTTTCTTTTTTAGAAAGAAAATCTAAATCTCCAGATTCAAAAATCCAGTCAATAATACCTAATTCAGCATCATAGGCTTCCAAACAAGCATCCTTAATTTCTTCTTGTAATCTAGTAGTCCACCAATCTGGGTTTTCTTTCTTTATGGTATTAATTAAATCAAAGCCAAAATCAGCATGAATTTGTTCTTCTTTTGATGTTGCTTCGACTACGTTCGACATACCTTTCAGGTAATTCTTATGCTTATTAAAAGCCATAATAACAAGAAATTGACTAAACAAAGAAACATTCTCGACAAAAATAGAAAATAGAATAATAGATTCAAAATATTCCTTATTATCTACTAGTTTAGAATTGGTTATAGCACGCTCAAGATATTTTATTCTTCTTCTGATAGCAGGAACATCTAATAGTTCCTCGAACTCGTCATTTAGACCTAGAAGTTTAATCAAATTGGAATAGGCATCCGCATGGCGAACCTCAGATTCTGAAAATGTAGCCCCGACAGAACCAATTTCTGGTTTTGGCATTCTGCCGTATATTTCACCCCAGAATGTTTTTACAGATACTTCAATCTGTGAAATTGCTAACATAGCACGAACAACTGCTTGTCTTTCTGCTGTAGACAAACTAACATTTATATCCTGTATATCTGATGTGTAATTAAACTCATCATGAATCCAATAAGAATGCCGAATTGAGTTCACATATTCTTCAAGCTCTGGATATTCGTATGGTTTTAAGTTTGTTCTTTTCCTGAATATATCCGGTTTATTTTGATTCCTGTATATAATATAAGACTTTGCTACGTCTGATAAATCACTTCTCATGAGTTCTTTCTCGACAAAATCATGTATGGTATCTACAGTAGGTATATAGTAAGAATCCTTATTTATCCATAATTTTTCTTCTACATTTTCGGCAACTTCTATTGCTAAACTCGTCCAGACATTACCTATAGAACTCATAGATTTTTCTATGGCCACTACAATATTTGCAGGATTGAACAGTACTATTTCGCCATTTCTTTTCTTTACTTGTTTTTTCATTTTTTTTAATTACAGATGAATAAATTTTATTGTATAGAATTTCCTATTTTTCCTACCATCAATTTAGTTTTCCATGAACCACCAAGTTCTCTTTGATAGAATTTATCAGCAACTTCAGGAAATTTAAGAACATCAGCATCGTCTTTAGGAGGTTTTCTTGTTGGTTTTTTTGTAATGCTTGTCGCATCTTCGTATGACATACTGACAGATTGTAAATCGACACCCTTAGGTAAATTTTTTCGTAAAAATCCTAAAGCAGCACCAGACATTTCAGCATAGGATCTTCCCATTTTAATGTTCTCACGGAACATCATAGCCAAATCTTTTTTACCTTGATCAGTACCGTCTGTAGCAACAGCAACATCTTTGCGTCCTGTTTTGTCTTTATAGAGAACAACTGCAGTGATATTTTTACCACGTCTTGCAAGTTTCCAGAATGGTATATTTTCCACCATATCATCAGGATTCTTAAAACCCGAACCCGCCAAACCGCCTATTTCAGCATACGCTTTTTGAAGTATGCCATATACTTCATTTTTATATTGTTCTTTTTCTTCCTGATTTGCTGGAAGTAAATTCACAAATTTTTCTAGTAATAAAAATTCTTTTATTTTTTTCATATAATTATAGTATAATAAAGTTTTTTAATTGCCTTTTGTATTTCATTCAAGGAAGAAACATTACTGAAACGGTGACCTCCACTTTCAAATATTTTTACTTCAGCGACATTAGAATATTTATCAATAGCCGGGCCAATAGAAATTACATCATCATCTTTTGCAAGCAATACAATTCGTTGGACATCGTTAAGGGCTGTAGTTTCTTCTTGATATTGTTTATATTCTTGACAATTAGAATCAGACCACTTGTATTTTTTATGGGAATCTGAGTTGACATAATCCCCAATATATTCCTGTAAAGTAGTAGCAGGTGTTATAGCTGGATTGATTATTACACTAGGAATCCTGTACTTACAAGCAAAATAATTTGCCCAAAAACCACCAAGAGAAGTTCCGACAATTATAGCCTCAGAGGGGTATAATTTTTTTACAATTGGATCTATAAGTTCATAGACGTCCTTTGCTCGGGAAGAATGTGAGGGTGCAATAATTTCGGCATCGGCAAATTGAAGGTTCAGCATTTTAACCTTAGCAGATATTGGTGAAGAATTAAAACCGTGGATATATAAAATTTTCATAGTATGTTTAGTAAAATTGATTCATTTATAATATACGAATAATTTTGGTCAAAGTACATTTTTTTGGTCTAATTTGTAGCTATTTTGGCCCACTTGTTAAAATTCATAAGCTGTATTAATTTAGAATCAGGTACGTTATTTATAAATTCCATGAGTTCATTTTTGCTGTGGCCATTAAGTATCATCTCATTTATATCAGTCCCTTTTAATGAACTGTCCGGTACAAAAACTTTATGACCTTTTTCTATAAGACCTTTCATTTTTTTACAGTTAATAAAGTTTCTTGGTTCATTGTCAAAAATAAAAACTACATCATATAAAAAAAACATTTCATGGACCTTAATCAGATCAGAACCAGATGCTGCTACCGCATTGTCCAGAAACATTGCATCAAAAGCACCTTCGG